GGTTGACGAAGCCGCCGTCGGCCGAGCAGGCGGCGAGCAGGGCGAGGGCGGGGAGGAGGAGGATGGGGCGCATGGGATCATGCCTCATAAAGGGTGTGGACGATGTCATCCCAGACGCGCTCGAAGTCTGGGCCGAGGGGCTGCGCATCGGCCGCGAGCGCATCTGCGATTTCCCGCATGTGGATCGCGAGCAGGGATTTCGGCTTGTAGTTCTCGATGGGGTCGCAGCAGGGGCAGACCAGCTTGCTGAGCCGGCCGCGCATGTTGTGCTCTCCGGGCCGCAGGTGTCGGGGCGAGCGGTTTCCCATGGTCACTCCTTCGGGGTGCTGGTGAAGTCGTCGGGGTGGACGGGCTCGGCCGGCGGGGGCTGGGGGCTGTCGGTCGTGAGCCAGAGCTGGGCCAGCCCGATCAGGCCGATGACCAGCCCCTTGTGCGGCTCGGGGAACTCCGCGAAAGCCCCGACATAGGTCTGGAGCAGCGCGCCGAAGCCGACGATAATCTTCTCGCGACCCGCCACGGCGCGGGTCAGCCATCCGGGATCCGGTTCGGTCATGGCAGCTTCCTTGATTTTTCGGGGGTTTGTGTGATACAAACGGCGAACGGCGCGAGTGCTGGACACACCGCGCGCCGTTCTGACCGAGGCCGATCATTGGAGGATCAGCGATGGCTAAGCAGAAGATACCCTGCCCTACCGCTCTGCGTCTATTGCTCCGGTACGAGTCGGGAACCGGAAAGCTGTTTTGGAAGAGGCGCGGCCCGGCTTGGTCTGGAGGCCACAAGGCGCAGTGGGCTAGCTGGAATGCGCAATACCCTGGCAGAGAGGCATTTAAGGACAAGCACAAGGGCGGATATCTGGCCGGCTACATCCTGGGGGTAAATTGCCTCGCCCACCGAGTCATCATGGCCATGTCAACCGGCGTGTGGCCTGACCGCGATGTCGATCACATCGACGGCAACCGGCAGAACAATACGTTACAGAACCTCCGGCTTGCCTCTAGGTCTGAGAACATTCGCAATTCTGGCAGTCGGGCTGGCACTAGTAGCCGATTTTGCGGGGTGTCATGGGACAAAAGCAGAGGCCTTTGGATGGCAGGCTGCTATGACCTAACAGGGAAGCGACGCCATCTCGGTCGTTTCTCGGATGAGGCTGATGCCGCCCGAGCTTATGACGCAGCCGCTAAGACGTGGCACGGCGAGTTCGCGCGGCTCAACTTCCCGGAAGACTGCTCGTAGCCTCGGACGATGCTCATGTGCGGTTCCTTTCAGGGTCAGAGACGGGCGGCTTGGACGTGCATCCAGTCGAAGTTGCGGGCGCGGCCGAGGCTGACCCAGCCTTCCCTTTCCCACGCCGCCCAGAACGCATCCGCATCCGGCTGGGCGAGACGGGCCTTGCCCCGGCCCCAATTGAGTTGGTTCCGCTCGGGGTCGAAGTCGATTGCAATCCCCCAGGCGTGCATCGACCAAGCCGACCCGCCGCGCATCCGGCGGACGTTGAGCGAGCCGCCGAACAGGTCCAGCCCCAGCTCGGCGCGCTTCACCGGACCATAGGCGGAGGCGATGGCCTCGAAAGCCCGGCCGGCGCTCTCGATGACCTTGGCATGCAGCGTGATCCGCGTGACGATCTGGTCCTTCGCCCAGGCCAGCCGCATCGGGAACGGCAGGTCGAGCTTGCCTTGGCTGGTGCCGACCTCGCCGTAGAAGGCGCGGACATTCGCCTGCGTCGGCCATGCAGGGATGACCGGCGTATCGGTCGCCATGCCCTCGGGGCGCGTCTCCCCGGCCGGCAGGAGGCTCGACGGGGCGCGCAGGGCGGCAACCGTACCCGCGTCGCCCACGCCCGTCTGAGGCAGCCCACGGGCCGCCTGGAAGGCCCGCAGCGCCGCCCGGGTGATCGGCCCGATGTTCCCGTCGATCATGCCGCACGGATAGCCGTGCGCCGTCAGGCGCGATTGCACCCACGCTTCAAACGTCATGGCAATGTCCTTGGGGGTTAGCGCCAGATCGCCGCAGGCGACTGGTTCACGGCGCGGGGGTCATAGATCGTGAACGGCGCGCTCTCCCGGGTCACGTGCAGCGGGATCAGCCCGAAAAAGGCGTTGATGGTCCATTTGATCCGCAGCTTGTACTTGCCGGGGACAAGCTCGCAGGCGTCGGCTGGCGGCGAGCCGAGCCACCAGTTCAGCGAGCGGCCGGGATATTGCCGGCCCGCGACATAGGAGATGTCATCGCGAACGCCGGGCCGGCAGTATTCCCAGATCGTGCCGTCAGGCTCCATCAACCGAACCGTGGCCTCGTTCATGCCTGTGAAATTGCGGTTGATGTCCCGGTCAATCGTCACCGATGGGTCGCCGCCCACAGGCGCGTCGGCGACATAGATCGACCGCACGTCCATGTAGACCGCAGGCGGAACGACAAGACGGAAGGCCAGTGGGAACGCCAGCCACCAGAAGATTAACGCCATCGAAAACAGCGCCGCCGCGCGCCAGCTAAAGACGGCATGATGAAGCCGTTTCATTCTGGTTCCGCCTCGGTTTGGGCGGGTCTTTCGGCAGGCCTCCCGATGGTATGCAGAAAGGTATACCCCGCATACATCATCACTATCGCCGCCCCCACTCCCACGATCCACGCCGATGTCTCCTTCGCTAGGGAGAAGACCCAGCGCCACCTCCGCCGGGTCTCCAGTATTTCGGTAATCTCGGCATGACGGGCGGCCGCGTCTTCCGGGAAGCCGTGCTTGCGGAGGAGCTTTTCAACTTCTTCAGGAGAGCCCCAGCGCTGGAGCGCCTGCAAATACCGCTCCCAATTGCATTGAGGATCGGACATTCTGCCCTCCTGTTCGTATCGCGATTATCCGAGCCGGTGGCCTCGCGACAGAACCGCCGCGGGGGTGCCTCCTGCGGCGTGAGAGTTGAAGGGGGAGACGGGGCGCATCGGCCCCGCCTAGTCGTCGGTCGGGAAGGGGTCGAGCCCCCACCACTCGGCGATCATGCCGGCCAGATGCATGAAGCTCGCCCAGCGGGCTCCCTGCGCCGTAAGCCAGGCCGGGCCGAAATCCTCGTTGTTATCCGAGGGGAACCCACCCTTGGCGTAGCCGCGGTGTCCATACTTCGCACGGAAGTTGATATCCCGCATCCCGATAGCGAACCTGGCCTTCGCTTCGTTGAAGATCGTGTCGTTCGCGGCGAGCTTGCCGTAGATGATGATCGTCGCGAGCATCATGATCGTGGCGTAGAGGCCAGAGATGGCATAGGTCGGCGCGCTGCGGACGTTCGGCCCGCCGCTCTCCCCGGCGTCGCCGGTCCATAGTTCGTTGTGCATCCCGATCAGCCCCGCATTCGGGAGCGTCGCCCATTCGGTCTTGACCGTCGGGCTGTTGTTCTGCCCGGCGGTTGTCGGGCGGCCGAGGCAGGCGCGAAGCTGGCCGGCGGTCTGGTTGCCGTCCGTGATCTTGACGCCGTGCAGCGTGTCCCAGCCCGGCCCAGCTTCGCCAACGAAAGCCCCGGTGCCGTTATTGTTGCGGCGGATGCCAGTCGGGCCAGGGACCACTTCACGGTTGAACGTCCGCTCGATCTCAGTCGCGAACACCTCACGATACTGCGTGATGCGGTAGTTCCCCGAGAAATTCAGCCACGGCGGGTTGTTGTTGTTGTTCAGTGTTCTCTTGAGCTGGTCGGCAGTATGTCCGGGGCCAAAAGAGCCGTTCTGCGCCAGCGTGACGCCGTAGCGCGCCGCCTGAAACTCCTCCGTCCAATCCTGCGCGAAGGTCGCCCGCGCCTCCAGTAGGCCGCCCGCCGCAACAAGCTGCGCGTGGAAGGTCGCCCGGTTGAAATTGGTCATGAAGGCTTCGGCGCTCTCGCCATTGGCCTCCATATAGGCGGCGACGATGTACGGCTTGAGGCGCGGCGGCGAAGAGAAGTTGGGCGCGTTGTTGCTGCCCGCCGAATACCCCCGGATCGTCCGCTCGCGCCCGTTTCCGTAACCACGATCAAATGGTATCCATTTGGACGCGACGGCTGCGCTCGATGCGAGAAAGCCCTTCATCAGCAGATCGAGCCGAGTCTTGTATTTCGGCAGGAGCGAAGGATCGTCCCAGATTGCGGGCGTGATCCGCGCGAGGGCGATGGTGCAGACCACCTGCACCTCGTGCTGGCCCGAGTAGCCATCCCGGCACGCCGGGGCGCTGTCGCCCGCGTCGTTCGCCCAGAGGAGGAGGTTCTGGAGCGTCTGCGCCTTGGCCGTCCGCGCATTGCCGTTGACGGTATAGGTCCGGTTGTTCCCGGCCCACACGTCGAGCACCGGCATGAAGGCGATATGCTTGGCATAGGCGTTGATGATCGGCACATGGCCGCCCTCGCCGCCGCCACGCCCGTTGAAGTTCACCTCGAACTTCAAGGCGCGATTATAGTTGATCGCCTCCTGAACCATCGCCTGTTGCGGGTTGAAAATCTCCGCCAGCGGGCGGTCGGGCGTTACGGTCGTCGGATTCGGCAAGTTGAACACGGGAGACGGCTCGGACCATGGCTGGTCGGCGGCTCCCCTCCAGCGGATGCGGAACCTTGTGCGGCGGATGTTGCCGTCCTGAAACAGCGCGCCATCCGAGGTCGGCACGGCGACCGGGTGCGCCTTGTCGAAAAGCTCATAGGCCCCGGGTTCGTCCGCTTTCACGACGACGTTGTTCCAGCTCGGGTTCGCGTTTCCAGGGTCGGCGGCGGTGAATTCGATGGCGTTTACGGTGACGCCAACCAGCCCAGGAATGGCGATGATAGGCGTGAAATGCGTCGTCTGGTTGGTCGGACGATAGACGCTGCGCAGGATGGTGATGTCGCTCGTCGTCAACTGCCGGGCGGCTGGGATCGGGACGATAAGGATCGCGGCGCTATAGGCCCAATCCGTCCAGCCGAGCACATTGGGATCGGCAACGGTCGGGCCATAGGCACGCGATCCGAGCCGGAACCACTGGCCAGTGAGCCCGGTGGGGACCTCCGTCCAGAGGTTGCCGGTTGAGTTGGTCGCGCTGCCTTCGGTCGCCCCGGTGAAGATGAAGTTCTCCGTCGCCGTGAAATCACCGGCCCATGTCGCCACGTTGCCAGTGACGGACCCGCCAGTGATGCCCGTCGAGGCGAGCGTCGGGGCGGAGGCCAGCGTGACCGGAACCGGGTCGGCGGGGCCCTCTCCCCCCTCCCGCACGAAATTCAGCACGACCGGATAATCCGTCTCGCCCGGCGCACCGATATAGAGGATCATCTTCGGGTGTTCGTCAGCCGCAGGATCGGGGCGCGCGAAGCTGAAGGCGAACGGTTCCCCCGGCGTCACGGAAAACTGGTCGCTCAGCCCGAACGGGGGCTTGACCAGCAGCGTCGTGATCCCCGCCGGGATTTGCACGGTGATCGTCGCGGACAGGCCGCTGATCTGCGTCGAGGCCTTCCAGTAGCGGCGGGTCGCGCCCTCGTCATCCGTCACGACGGGAGCGGCAGTCTGGGGGCCGGTCGGAACAACCGCCCCGGCGCGCGTGCGAACCCTACGGGCCATTAGCTGATCTCCAGCGGGATGAGTTCAATCGCGCCAGACTGCCAATCCATGGCGTCCTGCGTCAGCGCGGCGGGGGCGTGCGTCGTGACCGGCCCCTCGCTCCAGCCCGTTACGCCAGTCCCGCCGTTCACGGTGGCGTTGCGTGTCGCGTGGGCGGTAGCGCCAGAAGGGGCGACGCCGGACGCCATGGCGACCGCGTCCATCCGCACGGTGAAGCCCGCGACATGCGCCGAGGGCGCGAGCGGCGGGGTCAGCGCGGGATAGGCGAGCGACGTCTGGACGTTGGGAGAAATCAGGTCCGTCGTGCCGACGATCTGTCCGACCGACCCGACATTGCGGAACGCCATGCCCAGGGTGATATCGCCCGAGGTGAAGGCCCCGGTGTTGAAATCCCCGTCCACCGTCGCAAACGCATAGACCATCTTGGCCGCGCGCCCGGTGCCGAGCAGCCGGCCCGTGCTGAAGTTCGTGCCGGTGAACTCCACCCAGCCTCGCCCGGTCGGGGTCGTGATTGCCTGACCGCCGGGTCGGACCGCGCAGGCCATGACGAGATCGCCGGCCAGCACGTTCGGGATCGTGCGGGTGTTTCCGCTGCCCTGGACGGCCGATCCAGCGACAAGCTCGATCGTGGCCCAGGCGGCCGCGCGGATGATCTGGTCGAAATCGATTTCGCCCGCCCGGATGCGGCCCCAGACATGGCCCTCCTCGCTCGGGGCAAGGTTGAAATCGTCGAGCGCCCCCCGCCAGCGCGGCGTCAGGTAGCCGACAGCCGGAGCCGCGAGTTCAATCGTGAACGTCGCGGACGGGTCGTCATTGACCAGCCGAAACCCGATGGAGCGCCGCTCCAGCCCCGCCAGGACGTCCTCATCGTCAGGCTCGGGGACCGTCAGGCGGTAGACACCGCCGTCGCTTGTCGCGTTCACCAGGGAAACCTCGGCGTTGCTCGGGCGGTTCGCCTCGGCCAGCGCGACTTCCGGGGACTCCTCCGAAGTCGCCGGGTCGAGCGGCCAGAGCCAGGTGACATCGCCAGATGCAGGAGTGATCGTCTGCGCGCCGGTATCCCAGCGGTCGAGCGCCGCGCCCTGATCCGCCATGCCCGCCAGCGCGCCTGTGACGACGTGGTAGCAGGTCGCCTCGGGGGCGGCGGCCATGGGGACGGAGGCTTTCGCCCCGGCATCATCCCAGCCGGCGAGGGCGTCGACAGGATCGGACCAATCGGCGTCGATCGCATCGGAAAAACCGATCGTGGTGCGGACGGCGGCCGCGTCAGCGTCGTCAAGCAGCGTCCGCGCGAAGGCCGAGAACGTCGCCAGCGCCAGCGTGCCCGTGCCGTTGGCGTAGGGCAGACGGTCCGCGATCAGCGTCAGGCCGGCGAAGGCCCCGAGGTTGGCGTTGTAGGCCTGAACGTCCGTCCCGATTTCCAGATCGAGCAGGACCTTCATGGCCGCGTAGTCCGCTGCGGCGAGCAGGCTGCGCGCGTTGGACGTGATCGTCCCCAGCGCGGCCGCCGACGAACTGGTGTAGTAGACGTAGCGGTCCGCAGCCGCAGTCAGCGCGCCAATGGCGGAGAGGGGATCGGGGATATCCTCCAGATCGTCCCAGCTCGAAACGCCGCCCGCACCAGAGCCAGCGGTGTAGCTCAGCGATGACCAGACCGTCGCCCCATCGCCCATCTTGATTTTGTGCGTGTCGGTCTCGTAGCCGATACGCCCAGCCTCCAGCACGAAGCTGTCAGCGAAGGACGCGGCCGGCTGACGCAGGGGCGTCAGGGCGGAGGCGGGCAGCCGATCCGCCGAGAGCTTTCCGTCGCTACCAAGGACCGGGATATTCCCCGAGCCAGTGCCGACATTCCGCACCGCCGCAGTGCCCGCCGTGATGAGCCGCGGCGTCGCGCCGGCTCCCGCACCACGGATCGTCATGAGCTTGTCGCCCGCGACGATTTCCTCGGGCGTAATGTCTTCCCATTCGATTGCCATGGATCAGGCTCCGGTTTCGAGCGCGGTGACGCGGGCGGCGAGAGCCGTCTGGCGCGAGGCGATTTGCTGGACGCGGGCGATCACGAACGGCATGAAGCCGGCCATATCGAGCCGCCACGGGACGAATTCGGGGGTGCCTGGCGTGCCGGAGCCGGGCGTGACGAGATGCGGAAGGTGCTCGTGAACGACCTGCGCAATGAGGCCGTACCCACGTTCTCCGGTAAGCTCCCCGGTGAGGCCGTTGATCCAGTCGAATCCGAAGACTTCCAGCGCACCGAAGATCGCATCGAGGTCGAATTCCTCGGCCAGGGGCTTGCGGTTGGTCTTGAGCCGCCCGTCAGACGTCGAGACGAGGCTGACGCCGGAGCCGGCGATCCGCAGCGCGCCGACAGCGCCATTGGGGTTATAGAACAGCGCGACGTCCTGCGATGACGTGGAGGCCACCGAAGCGAGCAGGCGGTTGTTATCGTTCCAGATCCAGCCGCGCGCGCCGCCGGTTTCCGAGAACACCCCGATACTCAGCGGCGGGTCGAGCGCCGCATTGTTGAGCATCCCGTAACGGTTCGGAATGTTGTAGTGGTCCATCCCGACGACGTTCCAGGCCCGGTTCGTGCCATCGGTCGTGACAAGACCGGAGGCGTCGATCACAGTCCCGGAGGCAAAGGGGCTGCTGTCCCCGAGCCGAACGTCCGCCGCTCGTTCCGGGGTTTCGTAGCGCGCGGCGCTGTTCGTGATCGTCGCGCCCGCGATTGTGCCGTAGCCGCCCCGGAGCCAGAGGCCATAGCCAGCGCCCGAGACATTGCGGGTGTTGTTGATGACCATCGAGAAGCCGCTGATCTGCGCGCCGTTCTGGACGATCCCGCCATAGGCCGCAGCGCCGGAGAAATCGGCCTGCTCCGTGTTGATGTACGAGCCCCGGCGAACGTTGAAGCCGGTCGCCCCGGAGTTGAGGCAACTGCCCTGCCGGAAGAAAAGCCGGCCGCCGCGAGACACGTCGAGCGCGCCGGTCGCAGGCCCGCTGTCATCGACGTCCTGACAGCAATTGTCCGCGTTCGCCAACTGCGCGTTGACGTTGGCGCAGAACGCCACCCGAAAACCGGACTGCTTGGCGCCGGAGAAAATGGAACCGTGCGCCGTGCAAGAGCCGCCCCGGAACCCGAGGCCGTGATATCCGGCATTGCGAACGCCGCAGCCCGGCCGCACAAAACCATGGCTCGCCCAGCAGCCCCAATAGCCGCTGTCGCCCCGGTGCCCCATGTCGATGAGGCAATTCAGGACGGGCATGCGGCCGTAGTAGCCGAGGAAAAGGTGGTTCGCCTTGTTGTCGGAGTTCATCCCGACGTCGGACACGCCGACGAAGCTGTTGGAGAGGTAGACGACCGCATCCTCGCTCTCGACCCAATAGTGCGAGTGATCGATGCCCAGCGTGGCAAGCCCGCCCGTGAGCGCGTGCCCGGATTCGATGAGCAGGACGATCTTTCCGCCGCCGGTCGAGACGTGCGAGGTCTTGGCGACGGCTGTCTGGAGGTCCGGAAATTCGCTCGGGATGCGAAGCGTCAGGACCGTCGTCGGGGTCCAGGCGCCGAGCGCAACCGGGTCGTTCGTGATCTCGAACCAGCGGCCGTTGACGTCGTAAGTTTTGCCGGGGTGGTCGGGTTCGGTCTCGACCTCCTCGTACCACGCGCCGCCCCCGTCCCCTGGCGCCGAGAGGCCGCGCGCGTAGAACATGGTGATGTGCTCGCCGAGCGCGATGCTCTGGACCGCGAGGGCGGAGCCGTAGATCGGGACGTTGCCCTGCTCGATGGCGTCCTGCGCATAGCCCGCCGTCGCGTCGCGCGCCGCCTCAGCTTCCGCGACCAGCGCGGCGACGGTCGGGATCGCCTGTTCCAGTGGCCGCAGCGTGTCGCGGATGGCGCGCTTGGTCGGATGGTATGGGCCAGACTGCGGGTCGCCGATGGGAAGGGGGGCGTTCAGCGGCTCGGCAGGCAAGCCGTCCCCGGTATGGCGCTTGAACTCGCGCCACGTCTCATCAACGCTCGGCATGGGCCAGCGCTCCTTTCAGGTCAGCGGGGGTCGGGGTGTCAGGCCGAGAAGGTAGCGATCGGGCAGAAATCGCCGACAAAAGGCCTAGGGCGGACTGCGTTCAAAACGCATCCCTCCAGCCTGTGAACGCCTCGGTCGCGGTGACTGCGCCGGGCAGCGTAACTCCCGCTCCGGCCGTGACGATCACGCCGGAGAGGGCGGAGACCAGCGAGGCGTCCCATGCCCCTGTGATCCTACCGCCGACGATGGCGGTGTATCGAAGAGCGGCGGATCGAGCCCCGCCGATGATCGCCGTGCTGCCCGTTCGGATGACCGGGTCGCGAAAATCGCAGCCGGTGGCGAAGATGCGGGCCGCGGCGGTGCGTAGAGAGTTGATGCTGGCCCCGGTGAGGCGGAAGGAAGCCCCCGCCGAGCCCAGAGTGTCCACGGTGAGGCAATCGACATCCGAGACACGCACGAGGGATGACAGCCCGCCCGTCCCGGAAAGAATAGCCGCCGGGATGTAAAGGGTTTGCAGGCCCGCATCCATGTCATCATTGGTCATGATGCCGCACGGGTGGCAGTTGGCGATGCTGATGGTCGGAAGTTCCGTATGGCCCGCCGGCAGAACCATGTCCTCCAGGCAAATGCGGTTCGCCATGATCCAGTTGCTCGACGCGCGGATATTGTTGACGACGACGGAGACCGGGGCATGCCCGCCAATCGCGGTGACTTTCAGCCTGATCCCGACCGGCGTCACCACAAGCCGCACTGCGGGCCCGGACGGGGCGGCGCGGGTGCAGTCTGTGACGGCGATGGACCGGGGCAGCGGCACGATCATATGAGCCGAACCGGGCTGATTGGTGTAGAGATCGACCATGATCCGGCCATAGGTCGCATCGCCGGCGTCAGCGCCCGAGAAGACGCAGCCGCTCACCGACCACGCCCCGTAGAACATGCCGCCATAATCGGTGCGCGCCTGGATAGCGGCGCAGTCGATCAACTCCGTGCCGCGGACGCTCACAACGCCCCCGCCCCAGCCGACGAGCACGCCCCGCCCGGTGAGAGACCCGCCCTCGACAAAGATGTTGTGGCCGCCGGCGTGGCAGTCGACCCGGTTCAGATGACTGTTCCGCACTGTCAAGCCGTTGATGTGGTTGCTCCCCATCCAGCCCCAGCCGGGGCCTAGAACAGAGCAATTCTCGATGAGGATGTCGGCCGCGCGGGTAAGGCCGATGACGTATGTCCCGGACCCCTCCTGCGCGAGGCCGGTGATGCGCGAGAAGACCAGATCGCAGGCGTCGGAAGCCTGGATGATCTGCTGTGTGCCTTCGATATACACCCCCCCGACATCTCCGAAGACGGAGAAGCCATCGACCCGCACCTGATTGCGCCCGATGTCGTAGATCGTCTGCCGGTTGTACTGCGTGGGGTCTGTTCGCAGGTTGGACAGCGTGATCCACCCGGAGGCAGGCATGGCCCGCGTGCGCAGGGCCATGGATGTCACGTCTTCCATGCTGGCCGACAGCGGATGCGTGGAGACGCCCGAGCGCGTGACCTTGAAAACCTGTCCGTACTGGACCAGCCCAGTCTCGTCCCGGTTCGACACCAGCGGCCCGCCGGAAACTGCCTCAAGGTAGCACATGCCCGGCCCGGCGAAAAACTGTGCGCAGGCCGTAAGGCTCCCCGCCTCCAGCCCGGAGGCCGTCGCCGCTGCTGCCGAGGTCACGACGACGGGCGTTGCAGGATCCCGGATCTGGAACAGGATTTGCCGGGTCTGGCTCGCGTGGCTTGCAAGGACGCCCCCTAGCACAACGACCCGAGCGCCCGCGAAGTCCACCGATGTTGCGACAGGGATGACGGCGTTCGCCTGGACGCTGAAAGATGTGACGCCGGCATAGGAGACCGGAACGCCGAGCGCGTTTGCGGCGGTGTGCGTGGCGCGGATGATCTCGGTCTCATCGCCGGAGCCAGTCAGGCCAAACGAGATCGGGCTGACATAAGAGGCGGGTCTCAGGTAGAGTTTTACCCCCCCAGCGGTTGTCAGGTGGTGGTTCGTCGCTCCGCTTGCCGCGATGGTGTAGCGATAGCCGCCGCCAGTGACGCCCTGTCCCGCAGCTCGACCCGCGCCGTAGGCGGTAGCGTCTGCCAGCATCATCGGGACCGTACTGAATGCAGTCTCCGCTCCGGCGAACATGGTATCAAACACGTCGCCAAAATCCGCTTGCGTCGGAAAGTCGCCAGTTCGGAAAAGATTTTTAAGTTCGGCGATGCTACGGACTGTCATATTAAGAAACCCTGAATATGTCGCCGATGAACATGCTTCCGATGCCGCTTGAAACGTCACCGATGCTTGCGGGCGGTTCAGTCCATTCGCCCGCATCCCCGTTAGGCGTGACCCAGCGGGCGCGGACCTCAAGAGGCGGATCGGCGGAGCCGACATTCGCGGTCGCCGTGAGGGGCGAGCCGGTAAGGGTCGTCATCTGATCCCAGAATTCGGCAGGCGTCTGCCACTGCGCTTCAAGCTCCAGCCCGTCGAAGTCCGGGTCATCGACCGTGACGCTCAGGCGCTTGGACGATGACAGGGTGAGGACGAGATTGGCCGGGATCGGAATGTCTTCGATGTCGGGATGATCCGGCAGGGCGTCCGGGTCTTCCGGGTCCTCCGCCTCGTTGTGGCCATAAGCCTCGGGGCCGAGGGAGCGGATCGTGAACTCGCAGCCCGTCAGGTCGCCCCGGATGCCGCACTGCTCGACCCAGAAGGTTTCGTCGATGCCAAGCTCGGGAAGCTTGACGCGGATGATCCGCCCGTTGTCGGGGTTGTCGTCGCTCGCCCCATAGGCCAGCAGGCCGTAGAGCGTAGTGCTGATCGTCCCCATCCAGCGCGGGTTCTGCTTGGCCGCGTAGATGCGCCCCAGGCGCTTGGCCTGCGACGCGCTTTGGACCATATCGAGCGGCAAGGTCTGCTCCTTGACGCCGATGATCGCTTGGCTCTCCGTGTCCTCCCAGGCGACGATTTCAGCCGTCTTGTAGTCCTGCCCGGGCGCAATGTAGGTCACGACCAACTTGTTGAAGGCGGCGTAGCGGTCATTGCCTTGTGTCAGGCTATGCTGCTTGATGTGCCCCTTATCGTAATCCAGCGTTACGGTCGGCTCGGACCATGCCCCGCCCCTGATCCCGATCTTGCCGTCCGCGTCCGTGAACAACTCGCCGTCGCATGTGGCGAGCATCCGGGATAGGACCTCCTTCGGCTGGTCGTTGAGGGAGTAGACCCCGCCGAGACCGTATCGGGGCTCCGTCGTGCCGTTGCGGCGCCGGATCGGTTCGTCGCAGCGATCCGCGAACCGCGCCCAACTTGCCGTGCCGACCAGATCGCGCGGCAGTCGGAACCCGTCCGCGTTGCGCTTGTAATCCCGGATGCAGAGCCCGGAATTTGCCGTGTAGCGCGTCGTCTGGGATCGCGGGTCCCAGACCTCGGACAACTCACAGACCGCCGTGATGGGGGTGGCCGCCCCCTGCGGGAAAATCTTGTTGAACCGCTTCTGGTTGATCGACCGGAACCGCCCCATGATGGTTGCGACGCCGTTGATCTTGTGGGCTGTGGTCCAGTCGTTGAGGTTGTCGACCAGCATCTGATACGCCGGGCTGTCCGCCTCGCCGCGCCGGGTCTGAATGTCGACGTAGAAATTCCCGTTGTGGCGAACCTCGTCGTTCGTCGCCGCGCCGTCCGAATTCAAATCCAGCCGAAGGTCGCCGAAGTAGATGTCAACGAAGCGATGGATTTCGCCGTGGTGGACGAGGATGACCTGATAGAGCCGCCCCTTTCGGGACCGCAGCGTCGCCCGCACGCCGCCCAGCTTGGCCCGCCCATAGCCTCTGGTCCGGTAGGCGTCGGCCTGATTGATGACCGTCTTCATCGCCCCGCCGCCCATGCCCGGGGGCTTCTGCGCGAAAGCGAGCTGCGACAGAACGGAGAGGGTCCCGCCAACGATGAAGCTCGCGCCAGAGGCCGCCGCCGCCGCGCTAAGGCCAACGGCGGTCAGGCCGCTCGCGACGTAAGTTGTCGCCAGCGCCAATGCGGTGAAAGCTGGCATTCAGAGCACCTTCACCAGCGTCAATTCCGCAGGTCCGAACCCGCGGTCTTGCAGCGTCTCGATCAGGCGGGTGTCGCCGGGGTGGCAGGCCAAGGACATCGCAACGCATCCCTCCTGTCGCGCCCATGCCTCATATGCCTCGGCGAGCTTTGCGCCCCAACCGCGCGGGGCGATCCATGCGTGCTCGTGCGCGACCCGGGCGGGGCTGATCGTCGTCACGCCCACAGAGGCGATGAGCAGCCCCGTGACGCCATCCGCCTCAACGACAAGGGCGAGCCAGTCCGGGGCGGAGATGGCCGTGGCGAGGGCCTTGGCGCAGTGGCTCGCGTCGAATGGGAGCGGCCGGGGCTGGAGGCCGTGGAGCTTGCGGAGAAGGGCGAGGATTTCCGCCATGTCGCAGAGCCGGGCGGAGCGGATCATGCGCCGCCAACCCAACGGACGGTGTAGCTTTCCAGCCCGGCGATATGATCCAGCCCCGCATCGTTCGGAAAGCGCGCTCGTTGGTTGCCCTTCGTATAGAGCCCGAACGGCGGCCTGTTCCGATCCGCCATCAGCCCTTCGGCCGTCAGAGTGATGGACCGAGACCCGACGCCGTCCGCGTCATACGTAGGTTGATCCATCCATCCGGTGTAGACGACGGCAGGACCGCCGACCAAAGCGCCGACTTGGATATTCCCGTCCCGCTGCGCGCTCTCGCTCGTCTCGAAAAACTGGAGATAGACGCGGACGATCCGGCCCTTGATCTGATCGGAGGCAGAGACCGCCGCCCGAACAATGTCCTCGTCAATCCCCGAGAGCGTGAAGGTCGTCGTGCTGGCAGACGTGCCCGCAGGTTGCTCCAGGCCGTCGATGGAGATCAGGTCCCCCGTGCCCTGCCACGTCGCTCCACCTGCCCGGAGATCGCCGAAGCCGAGCCAGACGCGCTTCGTCACGTCCCGGAAATCGAAGCGCACAAGATACGCCGCGCTCACCTCGCGCCCGGCGAGGTAGGCGGCAACGACCTCGGTGAACATCAGATGGCTTCTTCGAGGTCGAGCGTGACGAGGCCGTAAGCCCCCGCTCCCTGGTCAAGAATGCCAGTCTCCTCCATGGAGACCTGCATCTTGCACATGGGCGAGGATAGGATCAGCGGCGTGTCGTGCGGCGCGGCGGCGCGCAGATGCGGCCAGAACTCAATGACCTGCACGTCCTGCCCCTCGCGGGAGGCCGCGGAGAGGCCGAGTTGCATGATCTCGTCGTCAAGCGTCATCGTCTCTTCATTCAACGTCATCACGCCACCCGTCTGGACGGGATAGGAATGCGACAGGCTCCATGCCGACTTGATGAGGTAAAGCCGCTCGCCAATGCCGAAGTAATGGCCCGGCCGCAGCGCGGGCGAGTGCTGGTGCCGGACGATCAGGCGCGTGTTGCGCAGGGATGCATTGCCCATCGTCCGGGCGATGTCAGGCTCTTCCTGCGCGAAGCCGAAGTGTTCGGAATGAGCGGAGCCGCCCATGCCAGCGATATGGTGCATGCCCAACATCCGGCCGTTCATGTCGCGCGGCCGCCACCGGCTGTAGGCTGGCACGAGGAACTTGGTCGCCATGCCATCGACCGCCGCATAGAAGGCCCGCCACGCGAGCGTCTGGTCCTCTTCAACGACGTGAAGGTCCACGCGAGCGCGCCACCAGCCAGAACCAGAGCCGACCGCGCTCTGCATGCCGTTGAGGCTTCGCCCTCCGCTGCGGCTTGTGCCGGCCTTAGTGAACACCGCCCCTTGGGGGATGCACTGCCATGGGAGTTCCAGCATCAGCCGTTCCGAAGCTGGTGTTTGGTCATGATACGGGGAACGTTCGCCCCGGACTGACGGATGGCCTCTTGCATGCCTAGACGGACCATCTGCTTGATCTCGGAATTCCCGGTCGCGCCCGGAACGTTGATGTTGAAGACAGGCGCACCGCCCCCCGCAATTTGGCCTTTGGTGTGGTCAACTACGGTTTCACGGGGGTGCATCATGGCGAGGAACCCACCCTTCCCGTCCATGCCGCCGGAGCGTGAGCCGTTGCCGGTGAAGCCGCCGCCGTCGAAGGACAGAAGGCCGCCGAGAAACTGGCCACCAGCCGATGCGCCGAAGCCCGAGCCTGTCATCAGGTTCATGAACGCCCGCTGAACCATCAGCTCGCCGAGCTGGCCCAGGAGACTGCGGATGCTGTCGCCGAAGCTTTTTGCCCCAGTGATCGCCCCGGTGAACATGTCGGCGAAGCTGTTGGCGACGAACTCGTTGGCCTCCGTCAGGCGGTCTTGGGCCTCTTTGGCCGCATGGATGCGCTCGATATAATCCGCGATCTGCTGGCCCTCTTCGGACATGATGTCCACGCCGGCCTTGCGGGTTTCGTTCGCGATGCGACGGGCGACTTCGGACTGGCCTACGGCTTCCATCTCATAGCGCAGGCCTTCGATGATCCGCTCGCGCGCCTTCTGCTCGCGCTCAAGCTCCTTGGCGGTATCGGACTGCCCGCCCTTGCCGCCCCCACCGCCGCCGCTGGATTTCCGGGCGGCCGCAGTCTGCGCCTTGTTCCACGCGGCCAATTCTTCCTGAAGGCGGGCGCGCTCTTTCTCGGCGGCAATCATCTCGCCGCGCTGGCGCTGCATTTCATTGCGCAGGATCGGGTCCGTTCCGGAAAGATCGCCAGCGGTAGCGTCGAAGTCGAGCCCAGCCCTCGCGCCTGCCTCTCCAATGGGGTCACCGCGAAACTGCGAGCTGATCTGCGCCCGTTTGAGCGCCGTTTCGGCATTAGCCGTGAGGTTCATCAAGTTGCCGACAGCGCGGGCGATTTCGTTGGCGACGTTGCTTGCGGCGGCTCCTGCCGCCTCTGTCGCCGAGGTGACGCCAGACATGCCGGAGGCGAGCGCGTCCGTCATTCCGGCGGCGCGACGAAGGGCGTCTTCTACTTCCTCCGTTTCGTCCGCCATCGCCTGGGCTTCCGGGGTGATGGCCCCGAATTCGTCCCTGATCTCGCTGAGGGCGTCGCGGACCCGAGCAAAGGCGTCGGCTTGGGCCTCGGGGGCCTCGGTCATGCGCGCGTCGACGATCAGGCTCTGGAGCGCGCGGGCTTCTTCCTGCCCGATCTTGAGCGCGTCCGCGAGGCGATCCGCGCCCTTTGTCGCGCCGTCGAAGGCCGCTTCTATCTCCGGCGTAATCATCCCGCCCATGTCGGGAATGGGGATGGCGGCGGTATCGGCGAAGCCCGCCCACTGCCCTTCCGTCAGCGCCCTGGCGGATGCCAGCGCCTGCGCGGCGGCAGTCTCCGTCATGGCCCGCGCAAGCTCGCGGACGGCCGTCGTCGCTTTGCCGTAGCGCTCGACCAGCGCATCAGTGCCGCCGGTGAGCGCCATCGCGTCCTCGACGTTCGCAAGGGCGTCCTCAAGGTCGCTGAGGCGGTCGTCTAGGTCTTTCGCCTCGTCGCCGATGTTGAAGAACGCCGTCGCGACAGGGACCGCAATCGCCACCACCGCGCCAAGGACAGCGCCCAGCACGCCAAACCCACCAAGAAGCTGGGGAAGCTGCTGCGCGAGGGCGACGGAGGCGGATGTTCCGGCCCCAACCTGTACGGCGAAGTCGCCGAGCTGGAAGGATGCGTTCTGAACCTGCGACGCGAAGCTGCCGGTCCCGCCAGCCGTCTGTATCGACGCCTCATACTGCCGCATCGCGACGGCGGCCTGCTCGGCGTTGATCTTGCCGGATTTCAGCGCGGCGTCGACAGTCTTCTGCGCCTGCGCAAGCTGAAGTTCAGCCCGATAGGTCGCGTCGATCGACGCCTTGAACTTCTGGAAGGCCGCAGCCGCGCGGTCGGCCTCGCTCGGAAGGCTCTGCGGGATCGGCTTGGCCTGACCCATCCTTTCCAGCGTCGCGAGCGACTGGATCGCCGTGGCGTTAAGTTGCGCGAAGCCCTGCTGACTGACGGCCTTGAGATCGGCAAGCGCCGAGGCTGTCATTCGGTCCACGGCGCTCTCGACCCGCTGGGCGGCGGGAACGATCGCGTCGAGGTTCTGCGCCGCCGCAAGGGCGGATTCGCTGCGGATGTCAAAGCCAAGGACCGGGACGTTCATGATCTACATCCCCAGCATTCTGTCGAGCGCGTCGCCGCTAAGTTCCGGCAGGGGGCCGCCAGGCGCGTCAGGGGTCAGCCCCTTGGCCTTGGCGTAGTGTGCGCCCCATGCGCTATCCATCGACGTCAGCGCGTCTATTTCCCATGGTTCCGGGCGAATGCCGGTCACTTCCGACCACGCCCGGATTTCCTGCCATGAGATCGGGTTCGGGCCGTAGCCATTGCCTGCGCGTTGATGCGCCAGCGCCCAGAACCAGCCCACGACGTGAGCCACCCACGGCGGAACAGCCGCCCTTTCGGCGCCCTCAAGCTGACCCCGCAGCGCGTCCACTGCGCACCGGGTCAGCCTTGCGTAAAATTTGCGCGGGAGCCGAACTTGTAGTCGAGCAGTCGCTGGACCCACGGGACCTTCGCGAAGACCGTCAGGACGTTGTCGATCGTGCAGTCCATCGGCGTCTCGCCGTCAGCCGTGACGCCCTCCCAGGAGATCACGCAACCGGCGAGGTATCGCGCCCCGGCCTGCCGTTTCTCCTCGTCGGTCGCCTCGGCCTTCGGGTCCCCGCCGCGCGCCTCGATCACATGCCGCCAAGCAGCATGGACGGCCTCGTTCGCACGGCGGCTGTCGGGACCTGCCAGCCGGATCATGGCCCCCGTGCCCTCGCCGGAGGGGGAGACGAGGGGAACGTCGATCCCCTCCTCCTGCTTGGCCGCGACGGTGGACTCGGCGGAGAGATTGAACGCCATTACGCGCCAACCCCCGCAGTGGCGGCGGACATGGCGTAGGCCACACCGAGCGGGTTGAGCGCTCGCACCTGACCTGTCAGCACCTTGCCGACGTCGCCGACGACCGGGACATAGGTCGCGGAGGTGGCGCCCGGGATGCTCTCGCCATCGGCGAACCACTGATAGCCGAAGGTGGGCGTCGGGGAGCCGGCCCAGGTGCCGTTGCCGAGGGTGAGCGTTTCGCCGACCTCGACGGTTCCCGTGATGGCCGGCAGGACGCTGTTGGTCGGGATCGACCCGCCCGAGGTCGCCGCGACGAACACGACGTTCGAGTTCACTTCGAGGTTGAGCGCCATGGTGATGACGCTGTTCGCAGTGTCGATCGCCTGCGCGGCCGACATGTAGAGCGCCGTGAACATCCGCGCGGAGCGGGTGCCGCCGACAGGGGCGTCGTTCGGCTGGATCATGGTGGCGAAACTGTTGGGGCTGTCGGCGGCCGTAACCGCAAGGGCCTGCCCGGCGTTGCTGGGGTCGAAGCCCGCCACGGCGGACAGCGTGCCGGCGTTCTTCGTTCCTTTCAATTTGTACGTCCGACCGTCGCCGAGCGCGTCGAAGGTCACGACGGCCGCATTGTCGCCGACAGTGCCGATCGACTGGAGCGGCGCGATCTCCGTCCACGTCTGGCCGACGAAATCGGCCTCGGTCAGGGGGGCCGAGAAGTTGGGGGCGAGCGCCTGGCCGATGAACAGCTTCGCGCCCGCAGCGGCGAAAATCGCCATGCAGTTACCTCATGAGGATAGGGGCGCAGCGCGCCGGGGGAGAAGGGATCAGACCGTCCGGTCCTCGAAAGGAACGGAGACTGGCAAGCGCCACCACGCGCCATCGGGGAAGCCGCC